GTGCCTTGAAGTGTGGCAGGAGGTCGAGAAAAAGAAAGTGGGTGTGATATATGGCAGACAGTGAAATGAAAGCTGTAGGGCTTAAATTAAAGGTAGACGGTACCGTAGACTTTAAGAAATCACTGACAGAAGTAAATAATGCTGTAAATGAAAACAGATCTGCCTTCAAGCTTGCCAAGTCGGAATGGGACAAGAGCACGTCATCAGCGGAGAAACTCAGGACAACTCAGGAGTATTTACAAAATCAGACAGAAGCCTATACAGCTAAGGTTGACAGGCTCAACGAAATACTTAAAGCACAGGAGA